GACCAGTACCTCCAAAACAATGAATTCTACTACATTTCTTCTTCGCACTCAGAAAAATACTTAATTGGTATGCCTCGTTCTTCAGCGAAGCTAATCTCCTTTGACATCCCTTGCGATATTTCTTCTCCAAACACCCAAAGCTCATCGCACATAGCTAATTGCTCTAATCCAAGTCTAATACCCAAATCGCGCTCGTCCGGATCTTCCTCCTTAAGGAACTGCGGAAACAGTAAATGAGGCGCAATCGGGCTAACCCCCATCAAGGCTGCTTTACGTGCATGCTTCTGTGCTTTTTTTACATTCTTTTCTATATCCCCTCTGAAGGGACTACATATAAAAACTCTCATAGTTCCTCTTTTTTATCCTTGTGTACCCGCCCAGTCGGACGCGGGATTCACTATTCATCAAACAGCTCCGGCATATTGTTATGTACTGTCTTTGCCTCTTCCTTCACGGAAACCCGCTCACATTGAAGCAAGGAAAGCGATACCTTTACTCCCTCGTCAGTTCTTATGATGTACATATCCTCGTGCTTCTGAATGTATGTCGCCGTTTCCGGAGAGAAGCCGTTCTTCTGAAGCAGGATACATATCTTATTCGTGGTTCCGTATTCCACATACTCGTACCAGTCGTTCGGCAAGAAATCACGATGGTGATATTTCTTAAGCTCCGTCGAAAAACGCATGAAGTAATTCGACAGCCGAAACAGAATGATATCATTTACGTTATTAAGCGTATCCTCGATCACTTTGTTTCTGTGTTCTTCGCTGTCATCGAAGGGCTTTGACTCACCGTTGATATAAATGTTCTTCCCTTGCTTATACGATATGGCCTGATCGATCATGTATTTGATTCCATTACCGGTAAGCCATTGAGTAAGCAACGTGGCATAAAATCTTAAGTTTGAATGCTTCCCATCCTTATTTACTCGTCCCAGCGTACTGCCTTCGTAGGTTTCCCAGTCGAATGCATCACAAAGCCCTTCAAGGAACTGTAGTGTCGGCTGGAATCCCACATAGCCATAGATGTTCACCCTTGGATAATCCAGCCCGTTCTCAATAGCCGCTACTACTTTATCAATCTGATCCACAGAAACATTGATGTCATCGTCCGGTTCATTTTTCCTACCAGTAAACATCTCCTTTATAAGCACGGGATCGCTCGCAGTCATTTTTTCCTCAAACTCCCTGCGAACCCGGCCTCTGCGGTCAAGCATGATCTCCCGAAGAAGAATGTTTGCGGCCTTGCGCATTAACGAAAACTGCTCAATCGTCTGGTCGCTCAGTTTCTCAAGTTTTGTCTTGCCCTGACGCAGACAATCAAGGACATATTCCTTTTCTCTATCGCTTATAGATACAATCGAAAGCGTCTGTGCTTCGACTTCTTTCTTCAACAGAGTCACATAATTTTCCGGCTTAGTCTTATCATCATCTGCAAGACAAACCAGAAAAACATTCCCATAAAGCGTATACTGAATTCTTCCTACCCGTCCGATCAAGTTACGAAACTCGACTGCCGACATTGGATACGACCCATTTTTGTGATCCGTAATAAACAGATTATCTGCAGGAAGATTTACGCCCTCCAGCAGCGTACTGGTGCAGAAAATGGTATGAATACCTCCGTCGCGCTTCCGAAAGAGTTCTTCTATACGCAACCGGATACTCGTCGGCAGATAGCCAACATGGTATGCGACACCTTTTTCAACAGTACCCGCAAGATAATAATCCTCATGCACCTGCTCTCGTATTTCCTCTGCAAGAGCAATCAGGTCGGGATCGTTCAACGGCTGCAGTGTTTCAGCATAGTCGCGGGCAAACTTTACGACCTTCGCCTTTGCATTACAATAAATCAGATTTTTCTTTCCTTCGCCAAGCTCAGTAATGAACGACTGAAAGTCACGGTCTGGCTCAAAGGAATGAAGCACATGCAGTTCTTCCGTGAGGCCGTTATAATAACCAAGTTTCCTCTCCTGCAAATCTATCAAGAACTTTTCCTGACTGACCGGAGTAAATAACGAGGTCATCTCAGACCGATCTCCCTGAATCCCGTTCGGAATTAACTCCAGATAGATATCCGGATTGGGGATGTGCGGAGACGCAAATATCATGTGAGGTCGCGTTTCTGAGCGATTCAGCATTCCGACTACTTGATAGTAGAATGCGCTGCGACCTTCTTTCTCTGAAATATTCTGTGCCTCATCTATAAACAGGTAGTGAATCGGTATATCCTTAAACCCGATCAGCTGATACATCATTCGTTCAGGAGTCATAACAAAAACATATCTGTGCTCGTTCTTCTCCTGAAGGATCATAGCTCCTGCCGATGTGATAATCCTGTAATCGTGCTGCCGCAGAAGCTCGCCGAGATTGTCGGCAATTTCCTTTGACACCTCGTTTATCAAAGCCTTTGTAGGTACAAGAATTGCGAAGTTACAATCCGGGCTTTTTCTAATTCGCTCCCGGATGAATGTTCTCATTACAAAGGACTTACCCATCGATGTCGGCCCGGAATAACTAAAATACTCATCCTCGGTCATGTGGTCGTATACGGCCTTTTGTGATCTTAGGAAATAGCCGGTCTTCTGAGATGGAATCCGCAGGTAGTCTCTGTTTACTTCATCTGACAAACGGTCAAAAACATTATTCTCCTGAAAATCAGGGACGCTATGCTGAAGGCCGAGATAGTTACTTGTACTCGAAAGCACCGAACCCATAACATACTGAATCTCCTCATCATTAGGATTCAGCATATCCAAAAGCGTAATAATCTCCTGTGCCAGAGAACGATGGCGCTCGGACTGCTCTGTGTTGACGGACTTTGAAAGCAGGTCGGCAAACCTCAAGGCATCCTCCGTACTGACTGCCTTCGGTGCTGTATCGTTAATACAAAATAGCCGGAGGAAGTCATTATGCAGCAACGCATCGTATATTTCGTTGAGGTATTCGTTCTTCTCTAAGCCGGTGAATATTGCATATCCAAGCGTGCCAGTAGTGTCATTCATTTAATCCACACCTCCCAGCAACAACTCGTCCATTATCTGCTTCTTATCCTCTTCCGCGTTATTGAACGGCAGGAAGTAGAAATAATATGAATGCATGCCAAGTTTAAGGTCAGCGACCTTTTTCTCGATATAGGGAATTGCCGCCTTAATATCGGCTTCCATCTGCGTCATGCATTTCGCTCTAAAAGCGTCGTTATCGTCGGCCTCAGCATCAATCGTATAACCAATAAAAACGCCAAAAGCCATATCGGGCGCTGTCTGTCTTGTTTTACTCGGCACGAGTATCTGACGAAGCCGCTCCGTAGTTTCATCATCGTATGTATGATTAAACAGAGTGCTATCGACCATCTGGCGCTCTCTTACCCGCCTGTTTTTTATGGCAGCGAGCACTTCAAACGCACTGTCGATGGCGCTCGTGATATTTCCATTTATACACGACGCTCCAAAAACCAACTGGTAGCTGATCTCGCCATTCACTTTTCTCTTAAGCAAATGGACACAATCGCTCTTGCTGCTGAACTGGCTGGCCGTCGTACTTATTTCTACCTTGCTAAGCAGCTTAGGCGCGTGCAATCCATCTTCCAGAAATGCAAACAGCAGCATTTCGCCGAGTTCGTTTCCGGTACCTTTTTCATCAGGCTTTCCATTGGCCTTCATCAGACGCAGGGCTTTTGCTCCCATGCTCCTGATCTTTTTCTTATCCTCGAACGCCTTCATCTGCGTCCGGGAATAAACATACATTCCCACGCTATCAAAAAGATATTCGTTCAGCGCCATATAATCAAAGGCGGAGTCTGAAATATCCAAATAGTACAGGTTCAGGCCACTCTTATTCTTCAGATCAAGGTCATCGTCGCATTGAACTTTACGAAATACGGCATCAAAATCGCTGTCTTTCAATGTCCGGTCAAGCTCTACCGGCTCAATTATCGTGTCAGGCTCCAGCTTTATCGAAGCCCGCTGTGCTTCAAAGCCTTCTACAAAGGACTTATCAACAAGGTCAATTGTGTCTTTGCCACTCTTGTTCTCTACAGCAATCGCCGTATATAGAAAGATGTTTGCAAGAAAGTCCGCCGGATCGAATGCCGTCGCCGATTCTAAGGCAGACCGCTTCATCCGGCCAATTTCTGCGTCGGGCTCCGTCACACTGGACAGAGCGATACTGCGCAACGCAAGAACACCAAGAGGGAGCTTATCTGCATCAAGTAAGGGAAGCACAAACTTTGTCATCCCTTTCGATACTTTTGAAAAAGCAATCTCCTTAGCCGGTTCCACTATGTTTTCGGGAGAAAGATTGTAGTCGCAAGAAATTAGATGGCTGACCGTGCCATCGTCTGTCTCTAATATACCCCCATAATACTCATCAATCGTTTTTGCCACTGCTCCACAGAGGGTCTTGTTGTAGACTTTCGGCTTGGAGCATATTTTAAGTACCTTGATGAGCGCTGCAAAACAAAGCGTCACAGACAAGTCCCTCCTCTCGGAATCAGTTTCCTTCATTCACATAATCGACGATATCTCCGATATTGCATTCCAGCTCTGCGCAGATTCGTCCAAGAACATCCATACTCACAGCTTCGCCTTTTCCCATCTTTGCTATCGTGGAAGATGTGATCTTTGTCTTTGCCATGAGGTCTTTTTTCAGCATGCCCTTATCTATCAGCAGTTTCCATAGCTTGTTGTAGCTGTAGCTCATGCCCGTTCCTCCTAAAAACGCACCTTGTAAGGTGAAGTGTACCTGTAAATTTCAGACGATATTTTATTATATCACAGATTTGTGTAAATTTCAATCCCACCTTTGACTTTTCCGCACTTAGCCTTGGAGAAGTTAAAGGTGGGATTTTTGTTCTTGCCGTACAAGTCAAATCCAAGTTTCCTACAAGTCCGCTCCATGTAATCCCAAGTCCAAATCTACGAAAATAAAGACAGGCTGATAAATCCGCTGGCCACGGATTTTCCAGTGAAGCCTAAGAGACCACCAGCACCTACTGGAAAGGGAGCTGCGAGGAAGGAGGCAAAAGATGACAACCAGCGAAAAAGACAGCTACATCACAAGCATTGAAGAATCAGCGTCTATTATCAGCTCCCAAGTAGGATCGGCTGTGGTCGACTCTGTTTTTCAGAAACACGGCGCTCACAGCGTCGAAGACCTGAATCCGTGTGATCTGCCGGACGTATTCAGCGAGTTATACGCCATCGAAGCGGATCTCAGATAAAGGTCACCGCCCTGAGCAAGGCATTAAAAGGCTCACCGCTACGGACGCTCACCCGGCATGCAGAGTGGCTCGAACGGCCATAGCGGTCACAAGTAAATAAACCCAATCTACGAGCGTGATTGGCAACTGAAACGGATTTATTTCCCGTTCCGGTCGGCCTTTCACGCTCTTTTTTCATGAAGCCTCCGGTTCGGGAATCACTCGAAACTTGGAGGTTTCATTATGAAAAAGAATGACAACGAGAGTAAACAGAAGACCTATTTCATCTACGTTCGCAGCACCGGCGCGAAGGTGCCGGTCACCAAGGCGCAGCACGACTCCTTCTATAAGGAAGCCGACCGCATCCGCCACAAGGAGCAGGATCACGGGCGCTGCATGTGTCCATACCGTTATATATGGAAGTGCGACGGCGACTGCATCGGCTGCGAGTACCACGCTACGGGCGACACATCTTCTCTGGATCAGCCTCTCCCTGACGGCAACGGTACCATCGGCGATTATATCCCTGATACCCGCAAGCCTATGGACGAGGTCATCGCAGACCGCATGCTGCTGGAGCAGCTCTTTTCCCGTCTGCGTGAGCTTGACCCAGAGGCCGATACCATCATTCAGCTTTGGAAGGATCATCCGGAGGGCATCTCCGACCGTGCCATCGCCAGAGAGCTCGGTCGCCCGCAGAAGACTTTCGCTGATCAGATGAAGAAGTACCGCACCGACCTTCGCAGGATTACCGGCGACAAGTAATACCCAGACCACGAACCACAGCTTTCCGGTCACTGCCCCACTTCGGGATGGTGGCCGGAAAACTTTTTTATAAATTCCTCCGCTCAAATCGACAGTTCATCTCCAGTGGAAGGTGAAGGACAGAGACAAAGCCTTCAGAAAGCGAGGTGAACATGATGTACCGCAGTTACGCAGACACCGGCGGCAACGTGGCCGAGGAGATCAAGCTCCTAAATACCATCAGCCACGTATCCGCCAGACTGGCAAGGAACCTCTCAATCCTTGCCGCAAGCAAATCCGAGGAAGGAGGAAAAACGAATGTCAAAGATGGCAGAAATGGCACAGACCATCGAAGAACTCAGAAGCGCTGCTGCTTCTATTAATGCCGCAGCCGACTGGCTCTACCAGCAGTTTTCCGGCGACAAGGCGACGGCTCCCGAAGCACCTGCCAAGGCCAAGAAGGAAAAGCCGAAGCTGGAAATCAAGCTGGAGGACGTAAGAGCCGTCCTTGCCGAAAAGTCCCGCGCCGGTCATACCACAGAGGTACGCTCCCTGCTCCAGAAGTATGGTGCCGAAAAGCTCTCGGCTGTTGACCCGGCAAACTACGAAGCCTTGATGAAGGACGCGGAGGTGATCGGCAATGGCAGCTAAAGCACACGCGATCCTGTCGGCTTCAAGCTCTGACCGCTGGCTCCACTGCCCGCCGTCGGCAAGGCTCTGTGAATCCTACGAGGATAAAGGAAGCGACTACGCTGCAGAAGGCACCGACGCTCATGCGCTTGGCGAGTTCAAGTTAAAGACCGCGCTGGGACTACCTGCGGAAGACCCGACCGAAAGCCTCAAGTGGTATTCCGAGGAGATGGAAGACTGCACCAGCGGCTATGCCGAATATGTGCTGGAGCAGGTCGAGGCCGCCAAGGAAACCTGCGCTGATCCGGTCGTCCTGATCGAGCAGCGCGTAGACTTCTCCCGCTGGGTAGAACAGGGCTTCGGCACCGCCGACTGCATAATCATCGCAGACGGCACGCTCCGTGTGATCGACTACAAGCACGGTCTTGGCGTCTTAGTCTCCGCAGAGGGAAATCCGCAGATGCAGTGTTACAGCCTTGGCGCTTTGGAGCTTTTCGATGCGCTTTACGACATCGACAAGGTTTCCATGACCATCTATCAGCCGAGACGCCAGAATGTAAGCACCTACGAGATCAGCAAGGAAGATTTGTACCGCTGGGCGGATGAAGTCCTAAAGCCCACCGCAGAGCTGGCCTTTGCCGGTGACGGGAACTTCCTGTGCGGCGAATGGTGCGGCTTCTGTAAGGCCAAGAATGAGTGCCGCGCCAGAGCCGAAGCAAACTTAAAGCTCGCGCAGCACGACTTCAAGCTCCCGCCTCTGCTCACAGATACGGAGATCGAGGTCATTCTCGGAAAAGTGGACGAGCTGGTCAGCTGGGCTTCCGACATCAAGGAATACGCTCTCCAGCAGGCGCTCTCCGGGAAGGAATGGTCAGGCTTCAAGCTCGTCGAGGGCAGAGCCAACCGCAGGTACAACAACGAGGCCGCAGTTATTGATGCGGTCGAGAAAGCGGGCTTTGACCCGTATGAGAAGAAGCTGCTCGGCATCACCGCCATGCAGAAGCTCCTCGGCAAGTCTCGCTTTGATGAACTCCTGACGGCCTACATCGAAAAGCCGCAGGGCAAACCCACTCTTGTGCCGGAGTCTGACAAGCGTCCGGCCATGAATACAGCAAAAAATGATTTTATGGAGGAAAACGACAATGAGTAAGAATGTAAAAATCAGCAATCCCATGAAGGTTATCACCGGTGTTGACACCCGCTGGAGCTACGCAAACGTCTGGGAGCCCAAGTCCGTGAACGGCGGCACACCCAAGTACAGCGTGAGCCTCATCATCCCGAAGTCCGACACCAAGACCATCGCCAAGATCAAGGCCGCCATCGAAGCTGCCTACAAGGAGGGCGAGGCCAAGCTCAAGGGCAACGGCAAGTCCGTACCGGCTCTTTCCGTTCTGAAGACTCCTCTTCGTGACGGAGATGCAGAGCGCCCGGACGACGAAGCCTACAAGAACTCCTACTTCGTTAATGCCAACGCCACCTCTGCTCCCGGCATCGTGGACGCAGACCTGAACCCGATCCTGACCCGCTCCGAGGTGTACTCCGGTGTGTACGGCAGAGCCAGCATCACGTTTTACGCCTTCAACTCTTCCGGAAACAAGGGAATCGCCTGCGGGCTCAATAACCTGCAGAAGATCCGTGACGGTGAGCCTCTCGGCGGCAAGGCCAGCGCAGAGTCTGACTTCGCTACCGATGACGACGAAGATTTCCTGAACTGATGGAGGTGCGGCTATGACAGTGACAACTTTACAGACAATCCTGCTTACTGCGCTGATCGCCATCTGGCTGATCTTCAGCATCGTGATCCTGATCTCGTCCATCCAGAACTTTTTCAACGACCGCAAGCGTGAAAAGCGCGAAGAGGAATCTGCCGCCCGCGACCTCAAGTATCATGAGGAACGCATGCAGCGTGAGAAGGAACAGGCCGAACATGAACGCGAGTATCACGAGAAGCGCATGAAGTCCTTGGAGTAAAACGAAAGCGGCAGGCGGCTTAGGAGCGATCTTAGGCCGCCTGTTTGAATTGAGGTGATCCGATTGAAAAACATCAGTATAGATATAGAAACCTTCTCCGACATCGACCTGAACAAGTGCGGCGTTTACAAATACGCGGAGTCTCCGAACTTTGAAATCCTGCTGTTCGGTTATGCGGTCGATGGCGACAAGGTGCAGGTCATTGACCTTGCACAGGGAGAACACATCCCGCAGGAAATCATCGATGCCCTGACAGACGACGATGTGACAAAGTGGGCTTTCAACGCAAACTTTGAACGAGTCTGCCTGTCCCGGTATCTTTCCGATCTTGGCGTGAGCCTTGATCCATTCCATGATAACCACCCTCTCTCCACGGAGTGCGCCCGGTTCTTAAATCCGGAAGGCTGGAAGTGCTCTATGGTCTGGGCGGCCACGATGGGACTGCCGCTTTCCCTTAAAGGCGTCGGTCAGGTGTTGAAGCTCGAAGATCAGAAGATGGACGAGGGCAAAGCGCTCATCAAATACTTCTCCGTGCCCTGCGCTGCGACAAAAGCCAACGGAGGCCGCACCCGTAACATGCCCTTCCATGATCCTGAGAAGTGGGAAACCTTCAAGGCATATAACCAGAGGGACGTCGAGGTTGAGATGGCGATCCAGCAGCGCCTTACCAATTTCCCGGTACCAGACTTTGTCTGGGATGAATATCGCATCGATCAGGAAATCAACGACAGAGGCGTTCGGCTCGACATGGATCTGGTGAAGGAAGCCATCGAGATGGATACTCGCTCCCGGACAGAGCTGACCACGGCCATGAAGGATATTACGGAGCTCGACAATCCCAACTCCGTCCAGCAAATGAAACAGTGGCTCTCTGACAACGGCCTCGAAACCGACAGCCTCGGTAAAAAGGTCGTGGCCGAACTCATAAAGACTGCTCCCTCAGAGCTTCAGACCGTTCTGGAGCTCCGCCAGCAGCTTGCCAAATCCTCCGTCAAGAAATATCAGACGATGGAACGGGCAGTCTGCGATGATGGCCGGGCTCGCGGCATGTTCATGTTTTACGGAGCCAACCGCACCGGTCGATGGGCAGGCAGGCTCATCCAATTACAAAACCTCCCGCAGAACCATCTGGAGGATCTGGCCGATGCCCGCGCCCTTGTAAAATCCGGAGACTTTGATGCCGTGAAGCTCCTGTATGAAGATGTGCCGGACACGCTCTCGCAGCTCATCCGGACAGCATTTATTCCGAAAGACGGCACGCAGCTTTATGTTTCGGACTTTTCTGCTATCGAAGCCCGTGTGATCGCTTGGTATGCCGGTGAGATGTGGCGGCAGAAGGTCTTTGCAGACGGCGGCGACATCTACTGCGCCAGCGCGTCCCAGATGTTTCATGTCCCGGTTGAGAAGCACGGCGTCAACGGCCACCTGCGGCAAAAAGGCAAGATCGCAGAACTCGCGCTCGGCTATGGCGGCTCGCCTGGCGGCCTCTACTTGATATATTAACCTCAAAAAGTACTCATTTTATCAAAAATAGGTGATTTTGATGATATCTGACTATTTGTATAACACAAAGTTGAAGATATATCCTGACCAAACTATTGTCGCCACATTTGCCAATCGTCCTAAATTTAGGACGATTTCAGATTATACATATTGTTCTAATAAACCTGGTAAAGCTCTTATGTCTTGGAGGTATGAAATAATGTTGAAATCTAATATAACGTACGATAATGGCTATATTTATACCGATTTTGAAACGGGTGAGTTGATTTATATATCACATTTAATGCCTGCTGATACCCTTTGTCTGACTGATAGACCTAATTTCCCAAAGCGCTCCGATAATGTAAAGCGTGCAAAAGATAAGATTTTTGATATTGTTGCTCTGAATGAATGGAGCTACTTTTTTACAGGAACGCTCGGCAGTACAAAATTTGACCCGACTAATGCAAAAGAAGCTCTTAAACCTGTGCAAAAGTGGCTTAATAATATGGTTACCCGGTACGGTTTAAAGTATGTTCTGGTCGCTGAGTATCAGCCCAAAAGCGGACGTATACATTGGCATGGATTTATAAATGATGCCTTGCAGGTCGTTGATAGTGGTACTCGCCTTGTTCCATGGGCTAAAAAGCCTAAAAAGATATCAACCATTATTAAAAAGGGATATGATCCTGCGCTGTATGATGATAGAGTTGTGTATAATCTTCCGCAGTGGCGTTTTGGCTGGTCAACTGCCATTAAGGCTTATAACGGCTCTCAGGCGTGCGCCCGTTACATAACCAAATATGTCACAAAAGAGGATAAGGCTATATTTGGGCGTTATTATTGGAGCAGTAAGAATATACGCCGTGAGCCTGATATCTGCCTGACTGATTTTGATTATGACAGCATATTTACTCAGGAATACAAAATACCACGTACAAGAGACAGTTATAAGTATTATACGTTCTTTGGGTCTGATATGTCTTTCTTTTGGGAAAATGACGGTAAATCGGATTTTGAGAAGATGACAGAATATAAGACTGCGGCTGATAACAGTTCGGCTATATTTGATATTATAGCCAATTTGGACGATTTTGATGAAATAGACAGCTTTAGCGATTTTGATGTTGTAGGGGGTTAAATCATGCGCAAAATGGATTTGTTGTCAGATTACATATATAACCGCCGTGTTTATTTGGAACGGGACATACAGCAGTTGCAGGAGAATTTGCGTTATCGTTCTATATCGTCCGTTGATTGTCTGGAGTTGATTATTGCACAGGAACGTCTCGCAATGTTTGTTGAGGTTACACGTGATGTAACTGAACTGTTGAAGATAAAGAACGGCATACCGCCGTAAAACGCACGTAAATGCCCCTAAAATCAATTATATGAAAGGTAGTGTAAATCCATGTTTGAATATTACGAGCGCATCACAGGCGGCACACTGAGCGGTTATATCACTGAATTGACGTTAAAAGGTCATTCTGATAATGAAATTGCAATGCTTCTCGGTGTCCGTTGGTCTTACCTGTTTTCGGGTTTAGGTTGGTTTGAATGGTCGCAGATTATCGCCGAATATCGGCAGATGCAGAGACGGCAACAGGCTTTCCCGAGGGAATTTGTAAAGGTATAATAAAAGAGCAGGGGAGTTATTCCACCTGCTCCTGCTCTGGTCGTGTGAGCTTCTCGCCCATATCGGCGGCAATAAGTGCGTTGATGTAGGCGTTAAGGCTCATGCCCTTGCTTGCGGCGTGCGCTTGGATTTGCTCCGCTTGCCCTTTATACACTCTTATTGCTAAACGGTCATATGCTTTGGCGTTATATTTGTTTGTTGCCTTTGCTTGTGATTTGCTTACGCTCAT